AGTGCAATGATTGCAATGTAATAAAACAAATCATCAAAAAACCATGAAAGCCAACTAAACATTTTTTGTGCTTTCTCGAGCCTGGGCAGTCCTCAAACGCTCCTCTGGGTCTTCCAATGTTGGCGGACCAGCTGGTGGTGGTGGTGCAGTCCAATTGGTTGATGGGGCCATCATAACCACTGGTGGTGGAGGAGGAGCCACATATGCAGCAGTATTGCCTTTGGCTGCATTCATCATGTTGGTGGCCTCATTGCTGATGCCCTTGGTCATAATACCGCCAATGCCCCCCACGATCAAAAGCACAATGTCATTGAGCATTTTGGTGAATGCCTGGTCAATTGGGGCCATGGCTTTGATAGGCTGGCTCACAAACATCACGCTATAGATCAGCGTGACCACGATGAAAAACAAAATCAAAGTAACGACAATGATTACAAATGCCCTGACTCTGACCTCGATGTCATCTGCATTGAGTCTGTCCTTGGGACTGTTGAGTAATGCCAGCAGTATTTCCTTCAATTTTCTTCTCCAATATTGGGGCCACTAAATAATCTGGACAATCTTGATCAAACTCACATCTTGGCCTTTGACAAACATCTTTGCTGAAGTTTTCAGGGTCTTGGCAAAAATACCGATATTGATCATGGCAGCCAGCCAACAACATCAAAACAATCAAAATCAGATATTTCATTTTCCCTCAATTCTGGTCAAAGCCTTATCAACTCGAATTTCCATTTTTCTGACATCGGTATACATCCACGCCAGCAATGGCAAAAAAAGCAAAATCACAATGAGCAAAATCACAATCAATATTAAAGCTGGTGTGTCAGACTTAGAATCATTCCCCACATCCACAGAATCATTAGAACTGTAATTGCTGAAACCACCATTCGATTTTTGACTAAATCCGCTTTTTGGTTTCGTTGCCATTGTGCTTTCCTCTTTGCCAACAACTCCTCTCGTCTTGCAAGTGCTTGGACATTCGCAATGTGCCCAATTTGTTCATTGACCCTTGAATACAAATCTTTCAACTCACTTGGTACATGATAGACCATGTAATTTGAAAGCTCAGAATTCAATTTTTCCATTTGTAAATCAGCAATGACCAACTTAATGGCAATTTCGTTGCCTTCTTCATTGGTAGCGTGCAATGCCAGCTCCTCTTGTTCTTTTTTATAGTTTTTTAGGCCATTGTAGGCTTGAAAGAATTTGATCAATGCATCACTCACTTGTTGGTAAATGAGATTTTCATCAAACTCTGGTGGTGGCTCTTTTTTCTTTTTGGCAGCTTTTGAAGCTGCTTTTTGCACATTTTGTGCGTTTTCTGCGTTTATTTTTTTATCTTGGCCAAAAATAGCAGTTAAAAATCCAAATAATCCTTTCGCTTTCTTTTGAACATCTTTGGCATCTTTGACAATGCCATCAATTTCTTTGACTGCATCGGTGACAATTTGCCTTCCTTCCTTGTACATCTCACACGCATCTTTGCAGAGTTTAAAAGCTCCACTTGCAAGTGCGACAAGGGTAAATGGATCAATTTTTAGAACCCAAACAATTTGTGTGCAAAGGTGGCTGCCACGCCTGGTCCAAGCAAAACCAAAGCCATCACTGTATAAAGCAAATACTCAATCTTGGTCATTCGCTTTTCGCCAGCCGTCAAATGCTCTTGGATGATTCTGTATCTCTCAGCACATACTGCCTCATGCACTGCCAGTCTTTTGTCGATTTCAGCGTCCATTGTCCACCCTTAAATGATGGCCAATTTTAAAACAATTCCAATGCCTTGACCACCTCATCAGGATCGACAAATGCATCATGTTTGTATTCTTGGTCTTCCCACCACAAAAACTGGTCTTTGGCCAGATAATCCCGACTTTTAAGCAAATTGACATTTTCTTGATGGCCAAAAATCAATGGGTCTGATACTGACCAAAGCACAATGCCAGGCTTTTTCTGTATGTATCCCAAATGTTGAAAGAATGAATCGCATGAAATCCATGTCCGACATTGCATCAGCAATTCTTTCAATTCATCCAATGGCAAATCGGGTCTAAAGTCTGGCCATATTTGCTTTTCACCACTGACCCCAATTTGTATCACTTTTTCTTTAATTTCCATCAATAAAACTGACCAATATGGGTAATTTTTAGGGTTTTCCCGACCATTCATCAGCTTTTTGGAGTATGGGGAAACAATGATCATAAGTACATCTTTCTGAATGCTGCATTCAATGAATCAGTCCATTTCCACTGCGCCATCTTCAAATATATGTTCCATTGGTCAATGTCCCCAAATAACGCTTTGGCTGCAGCAATGGATTCGCCTGGCACAATGTCTGGGTAGCAGCTGAACACAATTGGGTTTTTGACATAAGGCAATATTTCAGAAAATACCAAATGATCCCCCATGCCACAATTGAGCACAACAATGGTGTTGTTTCTGAATTTTAGAAAATTCCTGAATATCTGCTCATCATGTGCATACATTGATTGATCAGTTTCTGACCTGATGCCACCGCTTGGGTTTTTCAAATGCCAAGTGACCGCATTGGGTACTGCATAAAGATCATATCCTTTTTGATGTAAAGCATAGCTGAACAATGTTTCTTCCCTGTGGGCCACTTTTGAAAGCCCCAAGTTATAGTCCACAATGCCAGCTCGATATAAAAATGAGCAATGCAAATGCTCAACTTTTTTCCGCTTGGGAATATATTTCCATTGGATATTTGGCTCTGCATCGATGTTATCAATCAATCCAGTTGGAAATGATTCTTCAAACTGCAATGGTGGTGTCAATATCGAGCCACCAACTGCGCCCAAATTGAAATCGTGCAGCGTCCAGCTGAACAATTCATGCAGCACATTGGCCTCTGGGATGGCATCATCATCCATGCGCCAAACCCACTTGTATCCCATCGTGTTGGCTGCATGGTGGTTGTGGTGCGTGCCCTTTTTAGCAGCAAACCGCCATTCCCACTCGATGCCTTTGATGTCCATCATTTGAAACAGATTTTTATAAATCAGCTCATCTCTGACATCTCTTGGATTTTCATTGTCATCAAAAATGACCACTTTGTCTGGCCGTTTGGTCTGATTGATGATGGCAGCCAATGCCAGTGGCAGCGTTGTGTCATATCGGCCTCGAGTACCAATGCTGCATAAAACCTTATCCACGATCCCACCTCAGAATCATCAAATTGAATCGATTGTGTTCAGTCAATGATCTTGGCTCTGATGTGATGGCTCCATGCTCGCTGATATATTCCACATCAAAATCAAAGAAATTGGTTTCATTAAGGCCATGCAGTTTGTGGTGTTCTCCCCAAAAGCCTGGTGGCTCATTCCATGGCACTGTGATCAGCAATCGATTGCAATGCTTTTTCAGCTTTTCCACAATGTCCAAGCCATTGTCCAAATGCTCGATCACCTCAAAAGCAATGATGGTGTCAAACTGTGCCAGCTGGATTTCATTGATGTCGGCACATGAAAACTTGATGTTTTCGCCCCAATGCTGATCTTGAGCCACATCGATGATGATGGGGTCATAATCCAATCCCAAATATTCAATGTCATTGGGTAAAAATTGAGTGCCAAAGCCAGTGCTGCAGCCAATTTCCAAAATCTTTTTGCCACACAAATTTCGATTGGCCCACATATATCGTGTGGCCTCTCGAGGATAAACTGGATCACCTTTCAGAAAAACTGCACGTTCATAATTGTTTGTGAGTTTCCATCGATAGTAATCTGGATTGTGCTGCTTGGCAAAATTCAGCTCATTGATCAAGAGCATTTGTTCCCATGTTTTGTTTTGTATTGTCATGTTTTATATTAGCTCCATTGTTCAGCTGGTATGGTTGGAAATTCTGCATTGTATGTTGGATTGATCGCAATGGCTCTGAGTGCAATTCTGTATGTTACAAAATCATTTACATTAATCAAATGATGTGGATTTGATGTGTTTGAAACACTTGGAATTTCAGTCCAATCTGTTTGTTGCAATAAACTTTGTGCTTTTTCTTTATTGCTTGCAGTTAATGTTGCATTGACTGCATCAATGCCAGCTTGATCCATATCTGTAACTATATAAGATGTATACCATTGACCATTCTCTTGAACAGCAGGTCCAGCACTAGCAACTTGGTAGCGAGTCAAAGTGGGTTGTGGGCCATCAAACACAACATCAGCACCTAACTCATTAAGAATTTCTGTTGTGGTTTGACCCCATGATG